TGGCGCGCATTATTCTCTGGTCGGTTTGGGCTGTCAACCCTGGCTCCGCAGATTTTTTATCCTTTTCAAACGGTTAGTTACGAACGGTCGGGCCGCGTAGGTGAGGGCGCCTAGCCTGGGCAGCGTAGGTGGGGCACCTAGCCCAGGCCGCGCTGGTCGGCAGCCCAGATCGGGATCCTACGGTCCTAGCGGAACGAAGGCCGCGTGGCCAGCAGCAGGCCGGCGAAGATCAGGGCGCCGCCGATCCAGTGGAAGGTGCGCAGGGCCTCGCCCAGCAGCACCCAGCCCAGCAGCGCGGTGA